CTAACAATGAACTATAAACTAGAAACTTTTAAAAGATACTTTCACAATGAGCAATTAAAAGCAATACAAAAACAAGATAAGAGAAAAAAGATCTTAATCAATATAGTTGAGTTTGTTTTTACTCTCTTAATGTTCTTTGGCTTTTGGTTGCTTTTGGTATTGATCAACATATAAAAAGATTTATTAACAAATAAACAAGGGGCTTAAAATGAAACTACATCATAAAAAGTACAAAAAAAACTATACTAAATTTATTTTAGATAGTATTAAACCATACGAAGAAGATCAACCAATTAAAGACGATCAAAAATTAGATTATTTAATTAGTACATTTAAAAAAGAAACTAATTTTAATAATCAAAGAGAAAGTTTCCAAAGCGCTTTTTCTTATTGGTTGTCGGGGTTGCCTTCTGTGATAGATCTTCCTTTTTACAATGGCGAAATAATAGAATTAGCCGTAAAAATGGGATCACTTGATAAAAACCATACAGAACAACAAGCAGAAAGAATATATAGTAATTATTGGAATTTTATGGCTTATATGGTTTTAGATATGAAAATTAAACAAGATCAGCCGTTTATTTAATTATAGACGGCTTTTTTAATATATAAGGTTATACAATGAAAAAAGGCGAATTAATAAGGATCTCAGGGGGTTATAAAAACTTTTATAATAAATTAAAAAATATAAAAAGAAATGATCCGTGTTTATGCAATAGTAAAAAAAAATTTAAAAAATGTTGTCTTAATATAATAAGGGGTTTATAAAATGATACAAGAACTAATAGATTTTACAATAATTTATTTTACAATATTAATTGTTTTATTATGGTTATTAACTATAAAAGAACAATTATTATAATAACAACATAAGGAAAGTATAAAATGAAATTAAATACAACTTTAAATAATTATGTTGCTATACCAAAAGAACATATAAAAATAAACTAATAAAAAAAGCCACTAATTAAAGTGGCTTTTTTCTAACAAACAAGGTTTCTATAATGAACATAGAAAGGAAATTTAATATAATTATATTTATATTATTATACAAAGCATTTTATATTATATCCTAGAGGGTATTTTATATTATATTTCACAGGGTATATTTTATATTTGCATATTTATAATATTATGCTTATACTATCTTAACAAGGTTTATGAATTATAAAACAAACACGATTAAGAATTATATAATATTGGGCATAGCTATATCTTCATATATCTCATTAATATATACCCTATCAGTTAAATCACATTATAGCTATGTCCATAATTATATTAGAATAACAAACAAGGAAAACAAATGAGTAAATCAGATAAAAATATTAAAACAACAATTAAACATCTTAGAAAAATAGTATCAGAACTAAAAGATGAAATTAAAGAGATTGAAATAAAAATTGATAGGGCTTGGAGTGATAAAAGTTTAAAAAAACTATATAAAAAGATTGAAGTAAAAAGAAAAAAATTAAGACTTGAACAAGAGAGACTAGATGTATTTTGTTTAGCAGATTTTATGACAAACAAGGATAACAAATGAATAATGAAAAACACATTGACTTTTTAAAGAGTATTATAAGGCACTTAGAAAGTAATGTTAAAGTTAGTGATACAATAGTTATACACAACATAAAAGAATACATTGAAACAATCAAGGAGAACAAATGAACGAAGATAAAAAAATGAAAGAGTGGGTTGATAATAAGATTAAAGAACTTAAAAAAGATGATTATTTGTATTTTGAAAGGGGAACTGCACATCTAACATTAAAAGATATTGAAAAAAAATGTGATGATGAAATTGTAGATAGACATAAACCAATAAAATTTCAAAGAGTTATTTGTTCAGGTAATAAAGAAGAAATTTTTAATGCTTACGAAATTTGGGTTGATAACGGACAAATCACTATTTCTCTTGATGAAAGTAATGGACATTATGGAAAAAAGATAGAGTCAGGAGAAGAAGATCGTGATTATAATTTGAGAAGAAAACTAGAAGAAGATTACGAGGAAATGTTAGAAATTGAACAATATGAAAGGGAAAATGGTGTAAAATGAAACAAGCAAAGGATATACAACTATACAATGTTTATTACGACTATGACAATAGTATGACTTATGAAACTACAACAGATAATTTTGATAAATGGTTAGAACAACATAATGAAGAACGAGCAGAAGAATTGGCTTGTGGAATGTCATTTGGAGAAAAAGAACACAAAAATAAAGAGTGTACTTGTTATGAAAGGGAAGATGAATTTGTAGTTAAAGACGCAGGTTTAATCTTATTTGATGAGGTAGAAGATGAACAAGCAAAAGATAATTAAGCAGTTAGATATGATTGGTAGAAAAGTAGATATTATTACAGAGGGTTATACCAAAGACCAAATAGAAGAAAATATAGACTTTTTTATTGAGCAAGACATTATAAAACAACAAGAAGAAGAACAAGATGATGATGATAAAGAATTATTATCTACTTGTTGTGGAGCTAGTGCATTAGGGAATATACACGAATTTGATGGAGAGCATTTTGGTTTATGTGGAAATCCTAGATGTTATGAACATACAGACTTTAAACCTTTGGAGGACTAATGAAAGAATATACAGACAAACAAATAAACTCAATGATATTGCATTTAAGATTAAACAATATTGCAGAGATTTATTACTTAGAGCAACAAGATCCAATAACATTGGCACAATTTGATAAGGGGTTTTATGATTATAAATCGGATAGTTGGTTAAGTCGTAAAATGATTATTAGTAGTGCTATAAAAACAGGTTGGAAGGAGAACAAATGACACACGATTTGGACATACCAGACTATATAGATAATATATTATTATATAATAATGATGTTAATAAATATATAGAATACAAGTTTCCAAACTTGAAAGAAATTGATAAACAAGACTATACGCAAATTTGGTTTGAGGATCAAAACAAAAATCAATATTCTTATTCTTACATATTGGTATCAATGCTAAAAAGTCAATGGTTTAAAGATATTAGAAATGATAATCATATAATTTGTCCTAAGTGCGAAAATGAAAGATGTCAGTATGATTGGCATAGTGATTATTGTGATAATTTAGAAATTTAATAAAAAAGGAGAAAAAATGAGTAAAGATAATGATTGGTATATGGTACAGATTTGGCTTGATACCAACGAACGAAGTCAAGCGTGGTTATCTCGCAGACTAGAAGTTCATCAAGTATCAATAAATCGTTGGAAACGAGCAGGTAAGATACCAACCAATTCAAAATTGGCTATCTGTTATATAACAGGGCAATCTTATGAACAATTATTTAATTAAGGAAAGGAAAGAAAATGAGTGATCAATTAGTAAAAAAGTATAATCTTGATGAGGACGATTTTTGGACTTTGAGAGGTAATAAGATTATATCTTTTGACGGAGTGATAAAGATTATAGAGGCAGAAAACATTAAGTTTGAAATGTCTGATAACCTTGATGTATCGCCAAGTGTAGCAATTAAAGTAAGAGCATATCAAGAAAATGATGAACTTGGTTTAATTGAGGAAATAACCTTTGGCGAGGCAAATGATACTAATTGCAAAAATCAATACTTTTGGGCAATGGCAGAGAAAAGAGGAAAGGCGAGAGCAAGTCTTAAACTATTAGGACTATATGGCAAGAACGCATTCTACTCTGATGTTGAGGCAGAGGACTTTCAAATGAAGTCGCCAACCATAAAGCAGATAGAGGAATTTAACCGACTTGAAAAACAAGCACTAGATAAGGGTGTATTAAGTAAAGACGCAAGAGAGTGGTTAAAGAAAAATAGTAATGGAATAAGATCTAATGTTAATGTATATGAAAAAGCATTAGCAAGTTTAACAAACGCAATGGAGGGTAAGTAATGGACGGAGGAGTATTATTAGGAATTATGTTTGGAGTATCGGTTTTAATCGCTTTTATGTTTGATTAATGGATAATTCTTTCATAAAACTATATCGCAAAATCCAAGATAATTGGATATGGGATAATCCACTTTACTTAAAATGTTGGATTGATATGTTGATGAGGGCAAGTATAAAGTCCTCATCAATGTTGCTGAACAATCAGATCATAGAAGTAAATAGGGGAGAAATCGTATTTTCACAAAATAACTTTGCTTTACGCAATGGTATGTCTAGGCAACAATTAAGAACATTTCTTAAAAAATTACAAAAAACGCAAATGATTGAGGTAAAATCTAACCAACTACTAACACACCTAATTATTGTCGGATACCAACGATACAATGACTACAAGCCAACCAAGAGCCAACCAACTAATAACCATATTATAAGAAAGGAAGAAAGTAAGAATAAAGAAAATAAAGACTTTGATTTATTTTGGGAGCATTATCCTAAAAAGGTTGGTAAGAAAAAAGTTCAGGACAAATTTGACACAAATAATTATCCTATTGATTTAATAATAAAAAATTTAGAACTGCAAAAGAAGTCGGATCAATGGCAAAACCAACAATACATACCTAATCCTGAAACTTATCTAAACCAAGAAAGATGGACTGATGAAGTAGTAGTACAAACTATAGATGATGAGCCGATTTATGTTTACCAATGTGGTAAATGCAACAAACAAAAGACAACTTCGGAATATAGAGATTTATATATTTCGTGTTGTGATGAACAAATACAACCAAGAAAGGAATATAAATGAGTGCATATAGAGATTATGTAGAGGAAAATATAGATCACTTAATTGAACAACAAATAACAGAACAACAAGAACAAGACGAGGACAAAGGATTATTAGTATGTGTAGTATGTAATACTGGTAGCAATCCCTCATCAGAGCCAATGGAAGATGACGATAAGTTTATCGCTATGTGTGGAGGGTGTCAAGATTGGGGAGAATTTGTCTACGAAAGCGAATTGGAGGGTTAAATGAACGAACAAAAATACGGAAAATATCTCAATGTGAAAAATCGTCCTATTAAAAAATGGAATCCTTATAGGTGGGAAAACTTTCACGAGAGAATACCAAGAAAAAGCAAAGAAACTAATAAAGAAAAGTTTATCAGGTTATCAACTAATAGATTGAATAAATCTAAATTTGCTATTGATAAAACAATGAAATTAGTTTCTACTAAAAACGGTAAAAACTATAAGTTTGAAAATCAAAATGAAGTGATGATTGATATGCTAAATGACTTAAAAGAGTATATTAATCAAAGAATAGAACTCATAAAAGCACAAGAAGAATTTTTAAAAGGAAAAAAAGAACTTTTAAAACAATACAAAGATAGAAAAAAAGAACTTTTAAATCAATTAAACAAGGAGTATAAAAATGAGTTATGCAAATCCAAGTTATAGTAAAGATAATGTAAATAATTACTATCTATTAACATTTTTAGGTAGTGTATTAGGAGAGGCAAGTAGCACGGCAGATAATCTCGTGGCTTTTTCTGATGATAGTGTAGATAATCAAGGATCATACGCAGTTTTCGTTTATAAAGATTATGTTAATATCGTAGATGACGGAAGTTGTTTAGATGATAAGAATATGTATCAAGTAATTGGCTATTGTCAATTTCACGAAATAAAGTATGAGGTTAATAAGTGGAAAGACGCAGAGGAGTTGATAAAATGAGTGATTTATTATTAAAAACGCAACAAGAGTTGCACGAGAATACTGCGAAATGGAATAGAGTTGTAGAAAAAATAAAACTAATAAACTTTAAGAAGTATGAAAATAATCAAACTATTGGTTTTATAATAGACGACATAGTTGTAGGAGAGTTTGTAGCAGATGAAAAAGATTAAAGATGTTATAGATACTCAATGGAGTATTAAAGTTGAGGGAAAACTTAATCGTAATAATATTATATTCCATACTAATAAATATCAAAAACTTTACCAAAGATTGGAAAAATATAATAACTTTATAAAAAAACCAAAGGAGCAAGATGAAACCAAGTAGTGCAAAAGCAAAAGGCAGAAACTTCCAAAACAAAGTTAGGGAAATGATAATGGAAAAGTTGGGGATCAACGAACACGATATAAAGACAGCAGTTATGGGCGAGAGTGGTATGGACATTATATTATCTAAGGCAGGGCGAAATACTTTTCCTTATTCCGTAGAGTGTAAAAAAGTAGAACGAATTAATATTTGGCAATGCTACGAACAGGCGTGTCAAAATTCAGAAGACTTAACACCATTATTAGTTTTCTCAAAAAACCACTCAAAAGTAATGGTTTGCTTTGAATTTAAGGATTTATTAGATTTAATAAATAATAGCAATGGATTCAAAAGGATAACTAAGTGAAACTTACAGAAGACGGCTTATATTTTATATCTTGCCCTAATTGTGGCAGCAAGAATATGATTAAAAAAGGTAGTCAGAAAAATGCAGATGGATCTTTAAAGCAAAAATATTTCTGTAATGACTGCAAATGCAAAACTGTAAATCCAATTAGAAATGACATAGAGGTTGTTAGGGAGAATATAAAACTTGCTAAACAAAAACAATCTGCACAAGACACAAGTAGAATAGAACGAAAATCATTTAGAGAATATGCAAGATATGAAAACGCAGTACATAACTTATTATTTGATATTCAAGCATTATTGCAACAAAAGAATTTTTCAGAGTTTAAATTTAAAAAAGTCAAACAGGGTAATAGTGTTGGAGTGTTGCAAATATCTGATACACATTTCAACGAACTTGTTTCCCTACCTCATAACAATTATGATTTCAAAATTGCTAGTAGACGCTTAAAACACTATGTAAACAGAGCAAAAGAAATATTTAAAGTCTATGATATAGATAATGTATTAATTGCTATAACAGGCGATTTAATAAATTCTGACAGACGATTAGATGAAATGCTTAATATGTCCACCAATAGAAGTAAAGCAGTATTTCTTGCAGTAGATTTATTACAACAAATTATATTTGATGTCGGACAAGATTATTCTGTATCTGTTGCTTGTGTGACTGGGAACGAAAGTAGATTAAAACAAGATTGGGGTTGGTCAGACTTTATGGCGTCAGACAATTACGACTTTGTTATCTTTGAAATTCTAAGACACTACTTTAAAACAACAGATGTGCAGTTTGTTGTTGATGATCCTACGGAAGTAGTAGTCAATGTCGCAGGACAAAACTTATTACTATTACACGGAAACGGAAGTTTTACTACGCAATACGAAAAAAGTGTCAATCAAATAAAAGGTAGATACGCAGGTAGAGGTGTTCAGATAGATTATATTATATCAGGACACATACACTCTGCAAGAGTAGGAGATATTGCAAGTAGAAGTAGTTCGTTGGTTGGAGCAAACGAATACAGCGAAAAAGGATTAAATCTATCAGGAAGAGCAAGTCAGAATATTTATATTTTCCACGAGAATAAAAATATAGACGCTATGAAAATAGATTTACAATATGTTGGAGAGGAGTGTTATGACATTGATACTGAACTTGAAAGTTATAATGCTAAATCGTCCAACAAACTAAAACCAAAGAAAACCATATTTGAGGTAACGATATGATGTTAAAAATAAACCAAGAGGAAAAACAAGTGTTGAAGTATATCTTCAAAAGTCGTTATGTTAGGGAATTGCCACCTGCTATTAAAAGTGTTGCATTAGACATTAAGAGAGCAATCAACAATCCTACCAAAGTAACTGAACAAGAATATATTGGACTTAATCCAACTTGGAAACATTGCGAAAATTGTGACGATTAATTAGTATGATTATCGCTAAATTACATCAATGCGTTTATAACGCAATAGTATCGCTTTGTCTTAAATGCAAAAACAAGGAAGGTAAAATGTACTACAATACAACAAATGAAAATGGATTGAATTATAAATCAAACCTAAAACAAGCAACAAATCAAGAACAATTAACATTAGCAGTATTTCAGACTTATCCTAATGATAATCTGTCTGCAAATGATGTTTGGAAGTTCTTAATTGAAAACGAAACAATTAATGAGCAAACACCATTAACATCTATTCGTAGAGCAATAAGCGATTTAACAAATCGCAATAGACTTGTTAAGACAGATAAAAAAGTTTTAGGTGGAGCAGGAAGAAAAACATACACTTGGAGATTAAAATAATGGCTTACGAACACAAAGAAAACAAAGGATCTATCTTTAAAAACGAAAAGAAAGAAAAAGAAACACACCCAGATTATACTGGACAAGCAAATGTAGATGGCACAGTATATAATGTGTCTGCTTGGATTAATGAAAGTAAGGGTGGTAAAAAGTATTTTGGATTGGCTTTTTCTATTCCAAAACCAAAAGAAGATAAAAAACCATTAAATCAAGACGACTTACCATTTTAACAAATTAGGGCAACATTTTAAAACAACAATAAATTATGGCATTTGAAGGAGTGTCGCAGGTAATCAATCCTGTTCACCTTTTTGTTAATGCTCTAAAACAGATTATTGTTTGTAAATACGGTTGGCTACTGGTTGCCCTATAAAATATTATGATTAAATTTAAAGATTTAGATAATGCGATAATAGGAATGACTGATGATGTTGTATCAGGAACTCAACGCTTTGTTTACGATTATAATAAATGCGTTGAAACATTAATGGAACAAGGAAATGACGAACAAAGTGCTATTGATTGGATAGACTATAATGTTTTAGGATCATACTTGGGGAAAGAAACGCCTATTATTGTATATCAAGACTCAAAACACATTCAAAAAGATATAAATTCAAAATAACGCACTATTTACGGTGTTCATACCACTTTGTTTTATCTCGCTTATGATATGCTATTAAGAGTGTTTTTATGGCTTTGTAGGGGTATTTTAAGAAAGAAAATTTCTTATAATTGTTGTTCCAGATTGATCGCAACCCTGAAAACATTGTAAGCCGTTTCTGATACTTCTAATTTGTTATTTGTAAGGCGAACTGTGTAAAAAGTATCGCCATCTTCACTATATTGAAAAGTATTTTTCATACCTTTTGTATAATTATGCAAAGCCACTAATCTATTTTTGTTTGCTTGGCTTATATTTTCATACACCAACTTTCTTTGTATTCTTGATGACTCGTGATTTGCAAAAGTAAAAGTTTTACCACCGATTGATTTCTTGGCAACTATGCCATCATAAGTTTGAGATACATCAGTTCCTATGTTTGGATTTTGTGTTGGTGTGTAAGTAGGACTATCATCTTTGAAAACATTAGCATTGTTACTATGGGTTGCAGCAGTTGTGCTATTGACACCTCTAACAACTGTTAATGTATTAGATGCAATATTAGTAACAGTCATTTCTTCACTACCAACTTTTATGTTTTGATTTACTTCAAAGTCTGTTCCGTCATCAACACTAATAGATGTTGCAGATGTAGATGATATAGCAGCAGCAAGATCAGAAGTGCTATCTGTATCTGGTGTTGTATCTACTCTGAATCTAACTCGTGCTAATGCCATAATTTAATTTACCTCTTTTTATATTTCTCTCAAAACAACTTTTAAACTTCCTGGACTTCTTGTAAGTGATGTTACTATAAATTTCTTTCCACTAAATGATTCTGCAAAAGGAGCAACAAGCTGATTGCTGTGATTGAACTCACAAATATCTCCTACTTCCATTAAGTAGAAGTGCGAGTTTCCACTATCTCCAGGATTTATTATTTCTGTTTCTACCAATAATTTTGGATTACCTTCTATTGCATTATAATAATTAGCATAACCATCATTTTTATTTCCTGCTCCCATATTTCTATTAGAAGCCGATATAGTTTGTCCTTCTTCTCCATTAACAATATTACCATTTAATATTTCAAGTTCCTCAGTTGCTATATTTTCTTCACTTTGTACATTATATTTAGTTCTCGGATCGTTTGTTGTGTCCGTACATTCTGCTTCAAACAACAATTCATCATTGATAGGATTTCTGGTATGCTTTATAACTCTTTTGGTTATAAGTGAATCAAAATCAGTCAAAGATATTTTAGTTCCTTTTATATCATCTTTGCTAATAGTATGATTTACTGATGGACTATCTACTAAGAATATATATTGTGGTGTTCCATCGTTAGCTTTAAATCTAAATATAAACCCACCTTCTTTTTGTGTTTGCTCTAACACTTTTAACAATTCTTTTTGTTTGTGTAAATAATAAAATACTGTCCAATTAGCTCTTGCTGTATTTAAGGCAGAGTAGTTTTCAGGTGTATCTGTTATACCTGCAAACCTTCGAATTAAATCTCTGTGCATTTGCACTACATTTGTTACTACATTACCAGCATTAAACGATTGGTCTAATCCATCTGCTCCTGTGTATAATTTTTTAATTCCAGTAACTGCACTTGAATTTGCAAGATTATCTGTATCAGTAATTTTGGTGGTTATTTCTAAATAAAAATCAAAAGCGTCAATAGTTACGCTACCAGCACTATCGCTGTCATCTTGCACATTGTGTGTAATTAAAAATTCTATTTCTACATCATCTGGTATTTGTCCATTAGCATTAGAAAATGTTCCTGTGCTTAATAAATCTATTGCAGAAGAATAAGCAGCAGTTCTATTACCAGTTTCATTAGTTATTGCAACTGTATTGGTAGAGCCAGTATAAGTTGGTTTTACTCTTAAAGTAGAAACAACAGTACCACCACTATTTTCAGAGTGACTGGAAACTCCCCATTTTACATATAATTTACACTCTTGTATTTCGTGTTCTTCTTTTGCTATATCACTAATTTTAAATTTAAAACTATCTGTACCATCACCTTGTGGTGCAGTAAAACTCCAAGTAGAAGAAGTTGCTGCGTCATTATCAGAAAAGTTTCCTGTGTTAGATGGAGTACCTGTAGTAGGAGCAGTTATGGTTATATTTTGTATAGGACGAATTAAATAACTTCTCTCTAAATCTAAATCTGTAAACAATACATTTCTATTCGTATCGTTTGTTGCACCTTCATAATCATCAAAAGAACTATTTTGCACATCGTCTATTGGAACAAATACTGGAAAACCATCAGAACTATATAAATCTTTTATAGGATAATGCAATCTACCGTCAGATACTGCTTCGTGTACTAAGCAATTATATTGTCCATTGTTCAAACTATCTACCATAACTGGGAATACTTTTGCTGGACTATATTGCATTAATTGTGGACTGCTTACCGTAGATGTTTGTGGTGTACCAGATCCATAAAGTATAGGAAAAAAATTACCTGCACTACTTGTATATTCTGGTATTTTTAAAAAGTCTATTGGTGTTCTTGCAGATATTTCTATGTTTACTATATCTTGATTTGTAATGCTTACGGCTTTTAATCTACCTGTGTAGATTGTATTTTCATAACCACCAACCCTTGATTTAACAACAACATCTCTGTTTATATATCTTCTTGTGCCACCATAAATTTCTGCTGCTAATGTTGCGTTGCTGTGATTGTCTAATGTTCCATTGACACAACTAATAGATATATTACCATTTTTAGAAGTAGATGCAACCAAGTCAATACTTTCTCGTATTGAGGGTGTGCTTGTTATAAATCCGTGATATTTGTCATTGCTAACAGCTCCTGGAACTACTTCTGCCGTAGCTAATCTAATAACTTGATTTACATTAAAGCTACTTGCATCGTAATTATGATTTCGTAATTCAAAAATCCATTCTTCTTTGATACTTGCACCTAAAGCACCATTGTAATCACTATTACCAGATAAAGGCATTATGCAAGATTTCTTCTAATTGAGTTTTCAATCTCTGGTAATAAGTTATCTCTTACAAATTCTTGTGTGCCAATAACATTACCCATAATGTTCACATTAATAGAGCCACCACCACCTGCGTCACCAAAGTCTGGACTTGATAATGGAGTAATATCTACTCGTTCTCTACCACCAGGATTATCGCCAACCATAATCATTTGTTGTCCACCAGTTATAAAAGAACCACCACGAGCAAATGCTGGTGGTTGCTGTCCTGCTATAATACCTGCTTGTGCTGCACCCAATGCTCCAGTAGCTATACCCAATCCTTTTAACCCTCCTGCTGCTGCCATCATAGCTGCAGATTTAACAGGGTTTGTAATTGATATTGCCAATGCTTCTGCTTTCAATTTTGCACTTAGAAGCATAATTTCTGCAACAGTTTTGTGCGTGGACATTATAGTTTTAACAATTTCGTTAGCTTTATTAATTTTAAATATAACAGCTTGTTGTTTTTTGAATTTTTTAAGAGCATCTTTTTCCATATCTTGTCGTTGCTCTGCACTTGCATTTCTAAATCTATCTGTATCTCTTAATGCTTGTAATTCCGATTGTTTCCTTTGCTCTATATTTTGTTGAGCAAGTGACAATATTTTTGTAAAATGCTTTGAAAATAAATCTTCTCTTGCTGTTAATCTAAGAGCTTCCCCCTCATCTAATAATGCTTGTTGCTCTTTAGTTAAAGCAAGAATTTTTTCTGCTGAACCTGCTTCCCCTTCTTTGTTTTTTGCAATTCCAGATGTTAAACCCAATATTTGTCTTTGTACTTGTTCATACAAAGACGCAAAAGTTAAATTTTCTTCCAATGTAAGTTTTCTTTCATTTTCTTGTTTTATCAAAAACTTTAAAAGATTTACATTACTTAAAAGAGAATTTAATTTGTTTTTTTCTTCTTTGTTTTGTTCTTTTAAAAGAATGCTATTTTCTGTATTAGCCATTTTTTCTTGATTAGCCATTTGTGCTAATCTTGCTCTAATTTTATCTTCTCCACCATAATTTTTTAATAAATCTAATTGCAGATTTGCTAAATCTTGAGTAAAACCTAATCTTTTAGCATCGCTGCTTACAATATTTTCTCTGATTTTATTTGCATCTAATGTTGTTTTTTTCTCAATAGCATCTAATTCCATTTGTTGCATTCTTATATTTAACATTTCAAGTCTTAGTTCTACAGCAGCATCTCCTAATTCTCCTAACTGCCTTACTGTCGTTTCAAGTTCCGTTTCTGCCATCTCTGTAAACATTTTAGCTAATCCAGAAAATGCATTTGTAAGAGTTGTAACAACTCCTCGCATATTTACTAAATCTCCAAGAGCAGCACTCATTCTTGTAAATGCGTCTGA